GCCGAAGGCTCGGAAGAGCCAACGGCTCCCTTTGCTGCTATATAAGCAGCCACTCAGCCTAAATAGCTGAGTGCCACCCTAGCTTCATGCGAAGGGCTAGGGACCTTCCTGTCTTGAGAAGATGCTCAACGTCTGGATTAGGCAATTCAGACTCTTGAATGAGCACCTTCAATAGGGCTGGCCAGTCTGATAACGGACTATCCGGTATCACACTGTTCACTACATAGGCCTTAACCAAAGGTCTATATAGATCTGCATCCCATTTCTCCACTATAAGTGGATCATGGGTGTGCCGCCCTAAAGCGGGCGAGTTAGGTCCTACAAATGGAAAATTACCTTTAAGGTAAACCATAAGGATCTGATCAAGGTACTCACATGTAGCATAGTAACCCTTATGAAACAAGTTGTTTCTGAGAGCTACTGTCTGCACGATCGATACCACTCGCTCGTCTCGAGACATGTGTCGTGAAGGAAGCATACCACGGATTTTGGCGATTGTTACGTCAAAGCCCGAGTAATACTCCTTGCCACAAGATTCTCTGAACTTTCCAGTCCAGAAGGATTTTGTGCGATTTACCTTGAGTCCATAAGACTCAAGTAAATCGGCGACACGTTGGGCGTGTTCTACAGGGACGACAATGTCGTCTCCATAGACTCGCACCTTACCCAGGTACAGCTCTCTTAGCTGTGCCCAGGGGACCGTCGGCTGAGCTCGATGCAACGCAACGAAGATGATGGTGCAAAACACCATCGCCTCCATTGGAAAGCAAAGAGCACTACCCATAGACGCGAACTTGGCCAAGCGTATAACGCCATGGCCAGGAACGTCAGCTTTACGCGTACGCGTAGCGTCCACCGCCTCCGCAAGGAGTGGGTGTCCGCTAAGCATATTACGAACAAGCTGATTGGAAACCATATCACTAGCATCACTCAAATCGAGTGTTGCTAACTCTCCTCTCGAAGAGCCTACTCGAGCCATTTCCTGGTTAGGGATCTGACTCTTGTAGCTGATATAGGAAAGGGCGTACTTGCTACGCTCAATTCCATTCTCGATAGATCGCCTCACAGCCTGCTGCATATACATAACAGCAGTCTGTTCAACGGCAATAATACGAGGGGTTTTCAACGTTTTAGGCACTCCAATCACTTTTACAGGATTAGGAGTACCAGGCACATCTCTACCTGAATGAGACCTTTGCAAGTAGTCTCTCCAGTTGACGCAACCGTATTCCCCAAAGGAGAAAGTTGCTTCAAGCTGATCAGGCCAGGATCTATTCGTCCACTTTTCATTTCCGAAAAGTTTATCGTTAGTAGATCCAGGTCCATGACTCGGACGAAGATTTCCACTTCGGATGTCATTAGACACTCGAAGGAAGAGATCATCGAAGAGCCACGAGCTGGCAATCTTGAAATCCTTCATAAGTGAAGGATCACGAAGTTTGTCAAACTCACGGACATGAGATTCGTTCGTGACATACCTATCAAATGCAGCCTT